CTGCCCCGTAGACGGGTCGAAGCCGAGGGGCAGCGCAGACTGAACATTTGATTGCGCCCCCGGAAAGGCTGGCAGTGAGGTGTTGCCGACGGAGGCAGTAGTGGGAGCGGTTGTATTGTACTGCCCACCCAGACCTAACAGGTAATTAAGATTGGATAGCGCAGCCCCGCCAGATTGCAGCCACGGCTGTAACTCCTGCTGGGAGGTAGCGTACTGCTGCTTCTGGAAATCCAGCGCGTTCTGCGAGGCCTGATACTGGAGCTGCGCGGCCTGATCGGCGGCACTGGCCTGCGTCTGCGCAGCTTTATTCGCGCCCGAGGAGGCAATAGCTGCCCCGCCGATGCTACCGGCTGCACCGATGCCGCCAACGATTGCCGCAGTTGCGATGGCTCCGCTCATATTTATTCTCCAGTAATTACGATTTCGTTTAATTCCTGATGCCGGGATAGCAGGAGGTCGTATTCATCTGTAAATTCCGCTTCTGCTTCCTCGACCGTTTGCGCCTCAGTCGGAAATAGCATGGTGATAATCAGCGGTCCCTCAAGCGAAACAAAAATCTGCTTGCGCCCCGCCGACGCGGGTAGCACCTGATAGCCAGCAATATCCGCCCAATCCTTGCCCACCAGCACTTTGCCGCTTCCGACAGTAATGACAACGGTGGGGCGTTTGATGTGCGCGCCCACCAGGGCAAGATGTGGCGGCATCGTGATGGTTCGCGCATACATTCCTCCGTGCAAAAGGTGCTGCGTGAATATCCGCGCCTGCTCGTGCTTCAGGAACTCTTCCTGCACATCCTTAAGCCGTTCGATCATGCCGGGTGCGGTTGGAGGCAGGGCTGGAGTAAACTTCGCGAGATCGGTTACCACCACTTGAGGCGTTGCCACAGTGTTTTAGCCCTGATCTTTTCTGGCTTCGGTTCTGCCTTTTGAGCGGCATCTACTACTTGAGCGCCCCATCCCCCCATCGCGTTCGCAACCCATTGAGCTTGCGCAGCGACGTTCCACTGCTGATATGCCCATTGATTAGCGGCTTGCTGCTGGGCCATCACTGCATTAATGCCCTGATAGGTTTGAGAATCGGCAACTTGAACGCTCGTGAACTCAAGTCTCCGCCGTTCCTTAGCGATCCATTCGAGCGCCAACCGCTTGGCTTCATTAAGTTCCACCATCTGCTCATTGGTTCCACCGGCGTCAGGGTGGTACTTCTTCGCCATGCGGCGATAATTCTTTTCGACAACGGATTCGGTGATAGTTGCTCCGGTATCGAATCCAAGGATTGCGGGCCATTCTCTAACTGCATTCATAGCGGTCTGCAAAATACCTCGTTTGTGCGTCGGTAATCTTTCAGTTCAAGCAATTTTGCCAGTTTGCCGCCTGCTGGTGCGCTGTACAGGATCGCAGTGCAGCCTTCATCTTTGGCAAAGCGCTCGATCATCGCTAACAGTTCGCTTCCCACGCCGATGGTGCGATATTCAGGCAGCACAAAGAGGCTTTCGACGGTTGCGACCTTCTTCCCGTAATGCGGCAATACCGTCAGCAGTAAGGAAGCGAAGCCGATCAGGTCAGGATCGAACGCGCCGAAGACTTGGAGCATTCCCAATTTCTGCATCTGCTCGTATATCTCGGCCTGCGGGTCCGGTACGCCTATCTCCGGTATCGAGCATTCCTCCGCATAGGCATTGAGGAGTTCGGTCTGCGCGAGAATCTCAGCATAAGAAACTGGCCTTATTTCCAATGAGGCATCCCCGAATGTAAGGAATGTATGTATGCTCCGGGGATGCCCCCGGCGCGCCATCTTAGGTTGGGTCTACTGCGGCTGTGATGATGCCGTCCACAATCGTCAGACTGCCGTTGGAACCGGTAATAGGTGTCGTCTTGGCAAGGTGGATGGTTCCTGTGAACCCATGAGTTCCCGCCGTAACAAGCCCCTTGGTGCTTACCGTGACAGAACCGTAGGTATCTGCCGCCACCACATCTGGCATCTGCGTTGGCGGGTCAATCTGCCCCGTTAAATCAGAAAAGGCAGGATGAACGGGGTTCCAGTCTGAGCCGTTGAACTTCAGGCTCTGCCCGCTGCTTGGAGAACTGTCAACCATTGCCGCTTGCGCGGTCTTGCCGCCGTTTAGGGGGCTTCCCGTGCCATCGTTGATGTGATCGGTCGTCTTGTTAAGGTAAGGCCGCTGGAAGTCAATTCCGTCGCTTGTAACGACACCCGAAGAGTCGATGTTCTCTACCGTTGTGCCGATGCCCTCAGTGCGACCTGAAATCCTTACCGAGGCGCTTAGTTCGCCTACCTGATTCGCAATGCCCGTGAGTCGGTTGTCCCAGTCGATGAACAGTTTTTGCAGTTGGGCATTGGCAAAGCCCCCAGCGTCAACAAGGGATGAACGGAGAACTCCAGCGAGATTTGTGGGTGACTTAGCCATTGGGTTGCCCCACGTAAGCGTCTACGATGACCCACGGGTAGGGGTCGCTCATCGTCAGTTCAATTACCGGATATCTTGCCCTGCCGTTTCTGTTCCAGATGACGCGGGTTCCGTATTCGCCGATAAAGCCGCAGTCTCTTACCTGCTCCGGTCCCCAAGTATTGCCACGGTCACGTGAGATTCGGAGCATCACTTGAGGCGGTCTTGAGTTGCCGGAACCGTCAGTAAGCGTAACGCTAGGCGCTACGCCAGCCTGAATGTCTATCGTCAAGGGAGACAAATAAAGCCACTGCATCTCTTCGTTGATAATCGGCGCTCTACGCATCCTGCGAATCGTCGAACCCGCATCGTCAAGGTAGTTCTGGCTCATCTCGTAGATGTTGCCCGAACTCCAATCGCCGACCAAGTGCTTGCCGAATGCGAAAACGTGGTTCCAACTATGGTGAGGCACGTATGAGGCACCAGCCCAGAAAGCTCTCTTGTGCCACAACTGCTCTTTAACGTCATAGACCCACGTACAGTCTGCGCCGGGGACATAAAGGCACCAGAACAAGTGCCCCCCATCCTGATAGGCATAGGAGACAAGTTCCGAGATGCGCGAATACGACGAAAGCGCAATCTCAACCGCGTGAGTAGAGATCCTTTGGGGCGTGTAACCATTTGCCCTCCATGCCGAACAGGAGCCTCTTTCGTCAATGCCCACCCAGAACACGGTGTTGTCTACCCTGCACGGCGCAAACGGAGAGACGCAACCGCTCTCAATCAATCCAGCATTTCCGATAGGCTCAAAGATGGTGTCGCTGCCCGTGTCCGTATAAACCAGAGCACGCTGCGAACCGAATACCCAAGGCTCACCGTGGTTCACGATGATGGAGACAACATCCTCTGCGAACTTCTCAACTTCGTTGATCTGTGTTCCGGGCCATACCGTTCCATTGAGAAGGTCTGACATCTGGAACCTGTTGCCCCGCAACTGAACGATGAAGTAGCTATCCGAAAACTCCACCCTGACCGGAACGCCGAGCAGTAAAGCGGTCACATCCGTCATGGTCGCTGAAGCGAAGTTATAGCAATACGCCGAACCCGCCGAAACAACTAGAAGTTCAATCTGGCTGAAGGCTAATGATGCAGGATTGGCGTCTTGGGCAACCGTAAACAGCGCCGTTGAAGTGCCGTCCGAGTGGACCTCATAGCACTGGTTCCCCGCAACCGCGAACATCCGAGATCCGGTCCAGAGCGTTCCCCTTGGAACGTCTGCCAAAGTCGAGAAGACACTAAGCCCCGGCGTCCACAGGAACGACTTTTGCGCCTGCGTCTTCGCAGTCTCGGATGACTCTGCCGACTCAACGAAGAGGTTGATAAGCTCCTCTGCGGCAATCGCCCGTGACTTGACGGTATAACTAGAGCCAATGAACCCAGCTAGTCTCATTAGTAAGGCAACCCGAACAACGCTTGTCTGTAGTTGGTTCCATGCGGGGAAACGAAATCTGAGGTAATCGACAGGTCGGGCGTGTTCATGCTCTTGACCCGCGCAAAGGACGATACTGCAATCTCCTGCACAAGCGGAGGCACTGGCGCACTGAACTCTGCACCCAATCTAACTGCAAGGTTGTAGCGGAAGGCTTCTGCATAGCCGGGAGGGAAGGAGACGCTTGAACTAATGTCGGCTGGCGCACCCAATGCCTGCCAAGAGTAAATCCTGACGTTGTTCGCGTCTGTCGGAATGGGCCAGAAGTTGAGCGTGCGGAGGGGGAAGTCACCAGAGTCGTAGCAGACAAGCGGGAAGGCTGAAGTGGTGCTTTTAACGGGAATCTTGTTCTGCCAATCCTGAACCGAGTACAGCTCAATAGGCAGTTCAACCGGATTGGCTGGATTAGTGAGAATAATGACGCTCATGGCGTCGATGTTCGCGGGGCGGTCTGTATTGAAATCACCGCCGGGACCATAAGTGAACGACTGCTTGTTGGTAAGCGGGTAGTCGTCTGCCCTTGTGGTATAGACTGCCAGCCTCTCAGCATTCCACGCATCAAGCATCTGGTTGAACACCATAAGCGAGTCGTTCGCGGTGTCCAGAGGCACAGACTCGCCAGCGGCTGCTACGTTGATGAGCCTCAGAGAACTTGTAATAAGGTCCAACGCCGTCTGTGTTATAGCCATAATTTACCTTTGCTTGGGTGGTCTACCGGGTTTGCGCTTGATTGGTAACTCTTGCGTTACCACTTCTGGAATAGTCGATTCAGTTATATTCGGGGCTTCACCCTTCTCGTTGAGAAGCGCCAACTGAATCGCAATCTCTCTGAGCCAGCCGTTCATGCCGAGTTGAAGCTCACTGGACTGCTCAAGCTCTTTGAGGGTCATTGCTACCTCCCGGCTGCTTAAGAAGGAATTCGTGGAAGTTGCCGGGGTAGCATTTATCCCCTGCCCAATGGGCGATATTCAGATTCGGCACAATCCAAACATCGCCGCACTTGGCGTTGTACCTGTCTGCAAATGCGTAGTCCTCGCCCCACCACAAGCGGTTCCTTGCGCCGTGGTTGAACAGATCCACGCTCAGTGCGTACATCGGACCAAAAGTAAGTTCAGGGTAGGCAACCATGAAGTTGTCGATGGCCTTCGTGGTTACCTTCAGAAATCCAGCGGGGCAGACTTTAGTCTTGATCGCGCCATCGCTTTCTCTGACCAGCGGAGTGCCCTTTTCATTCGAGAAGACCGCGCCCATGTATACCTCGCCGTCTTCCTTTGTGCGATAGGTTCCCGCCACTACATCGCCTTCGGTTTCCAAGACCCTCAACAAGTCTCCTGGCTTCCAACTCACATCATGGTCGACGTAGAAGATGACGTTCTTGCGAGGCTCGTCGGTAAGAACAAAGTCCGAGGGAAAAGTATCCAAAGCCCTGCGGGTCATGTCTGCACGCGCCCCGCTAATGTATGGGCTGTTCTTTGTGTGCGTCAGGCCGTGCTTCCAACCCGCCGCTTCTAGGATAGGGAGTTCTGCCTCAAGCGATTCGACTGTTTTGGGGTGCGGCTTGCCATTGAAATAGGCGATTGGGATACAGAACACTACATGCTTTTCAGTCACGCTTAATGCCCGCCCCTAACAGGTTGTAGCCGGGAAGCCTTTGTGTCATAACGTCCTTAAAACCTGCCTCTTTCAGGGCTTCGGCAAGTGTATCTGCGATAAATCCACAGTGATGCGCCATGAATGGTTGGATGGGTATCAATCGGGGATCGCCATAGAACAGGTGAAGCCCTGAAATCGGACCCGATTCAGCGATGCCCAATACCCTTCCATCGGGCCTTACGTCCTCAAGGTCTGGAACCATGATCGTAACGACCCCGCCAACCTTCAGGACGCGGCGAAACTCCGACAACGCTTGTGAGACTTGATGCGGATACAAATGCTCAAGAGAGTGAGAGGAATAGACCGCCTCGAATTCCCCTATATCTCCCATGTTGCACATATCCGCAACGATGTCAGGATTGTTCTCAGGTGCAATATCCAGCGTTACTACCTGAAAGCCCTTCCTGCCCCATTCGGTGAGTGTTTGGCCCCCCGCGCCTACATTAAGCACGCGGGGGCCATTGGGGGGAGTCAATTACGAACCGCCTTTCCAGAGGCCGAGGCCCGTGAAAGTCGCAGCCACTTCAGCAGCAAAGGCCGCGAGGTTGGAGGTTACGCTGATCCACGATGTCGCCGACACCACAGATGCAGCCTGAATGGCGCTTGCCCGCTGAACAACGGGTGTTGCTCCATAGAACGAGATGGTATCCGTCGCAGATTGCCCAAGGGCCGTGCCGCTAGGATTGAGGTCGCTGAGTTGCTTGCCAATTGCCATAAATAATCTCCTATTCGATGTGTGACCATGATTCGCCGCGAATGATCCGGCTTATTAACTAGCTGAATCATGGTTGTTTATCAGCCATCCGCATGTATTCTGCAGGCCAATTGCGGCCTAATTGTTTTATATCCATACAGAACATCGATCCGAAGGGGAATTTTGTCGTTGGTGATGTCGGCCTGTGCGTAGACGCGCATGGAGATGTTGTCCATCGTCTCCCGTGCGCCCCAGCAGCCGAACTTCGACATATCCACCAGGTCGGCGGTAACGAACGTGAAGGCATCCTTGTGGTACACGAGCGACTGTTGGTAAGTCTCGCTTGCGCCCGCTCCAACCTTCACGATGACCTGATCTGCCGTGATAGCAGCAGATACGTTCTGCTTCGCTCCCGTGGTCACGATGCTTGGGGAGATGCTGAGTGATGTCGCGCTTGTAGACGTGTCAGCGGTAACAACGAACTGCTTCAGCCTGCCCAGGTCGGCCTTGGTTTCCGGGTGAACCGCATTCAGGGTGGCGATTGTGATGACATCGCCCTTCTTGAACGTAGTCGAGCCGGTCTTGATGGTGATCGTCGAGCCGGTGACTGTGCCCGTGGAATCGACTGAATATCCAGTCGTCTTGGCGGCTGTTCCGGTCGCTTGCGAGGTCAGCAGCGAACTGCGGTAAACCTCATCCATGCCAGCGGTATTCTTGGCGACGATTCCCTTGCGCCACTGTTCGCCGATATTGCTCTGCGGGTTGTAGGTGCCCGTGACCGCGTTGACGAACTTGGTGTTGTGGGTGAGCGACAGCAAACCAACGCGGTTGCCATCCTCCGGTGTCAGTGCCTCATCTAGGTACTGCTGCGCGGTGAGGAAGTTCAGGAAACTGATTGCGCTTGCGTCGTTGTCAACGAAGTTGTACACGTCCTTCACGACATTGGTGAGAACATCGGACTCGATTTCCGTCGCCAAGCGGGCCATCGCTGGCTCAAGGTAGCGGGGTCCGAATTCATCAATGGTCAGCGTGCGGTCCACGCTGGTGAAGTTCATATCGATGCCCTTTTGGGTCGAAACCGTGAGGGTCTGAGAATCTTCGGTAACGTCCTGAACCTGAAGAGTTGCACCGTTGCGAACGGTGTACTGGTTCGGCATTCTGATGGTTAACGAGGGACCAATCTTGCCGCTCGGACTCGCACCTTCATTGGCGAACTTCTTGTCATATTGACGATTCACAGTGCCAAGGAACGGCAGATTTGCGTGAAGGTAGCGGAGGGCCTCCTTCGTGATGATTGTTGGTGAAAGAAGAGAGTTTGCCACGGATTATGCTCCTGAAGGAGCGCCCGTCAAATTCTCCCGAACCTTTTAAGGCGGTCGGCATTTCGCTGCCGCTGCCACTCTTCATTGGAAAGGTGAGAATTCTCGTCGCTCGCGTCGAAGCCCCGCGATGAACTGCCCGAAACAGGAGAGGGCGGTTTGGGGGCTTGGGTCTTTGTCGGAGCAGGAGGTTTTTCAGGCTCTTTCGCAACGAACTTGCCTTTTTCGTCGCGCTTAACCGTTTCTTTGGCGGACTCTTCGATGATCCCGTTCTCAATCGTCGCAATATAGCGCAACGCTTTGCCGGGAGTGGCCTCTGCCATCTGGAGGAATTGATTCAGCGTCTTTTCGTCGCTGCCGATGGTGAAAAGCACATCTGCGATTTGTTCCGAGTCGTTCAGCATCGCCTTGACCGTTGGATTTACTCGCGGGTTGTTGACGATGGTGCTTAACGTCGGCCAAACCACTTCATCGAATTGGTCGCCGTACCGTTCACGGGCATCTGTGACCTTATCGTTCAGTTCTTTGTTCTGGGCAGCGCGTTGCTGCTCGATTTCCCTGAACTGGTCGCGCACATCCGCCTTGTAGTCAGTCATGGCGTCTACGGCATCTTCATAGCTTGCCCTGGGATTCTCTTTTCCGTAGTTCTGAATCCACTCGGTAGCGTTGAAGGTCTTCTTCCATTCCTGAAAACTCTGCGGGGGTTGAGGCTTTTCGGTCTGGGTGACGGGGGCGGGTTCCGTCTTACGCTCTAATCCAGCACCTTTGCGGATCTTTTCAATCGTCGCCTCAAGCTGCGCGATGCGGTCTTCAGCAGACTTGCCCTTTTTCGGTGGCTCCTGCTTAATATCCGGTTCCGAGTCGGATGCGCTTTCAGGCTGTTCGCCCTCGGAAGATTCTGGTGGTTCGGCAGATGCCGGGTCTGCTTCGGGTGTCTCGGCTGGCTTGAACCGCTCTGGAACTGTGCCGTCCTTGCGGTAGCGGCTGAATTCCTCAAAGGTTAGGTTCTCGCCGTTGAATGTGTCTTGTACTTCTGCGGGCGACGAAGCCGCTGCAACCGTCTGTTCCATAAATTGTCCTTGTGAAGCAACTCATTGACGCCGAGTAGGCGGGGTACTGAACTTTTTGCAGTGTCGGTGGGGTTTGAACCCACGGCTCGGAGAGCTATGCCTAGCGTGACTTTCGCCCTGCTGGTATTTCGGGTGTAGCGCCCCTGCTCCGAGCTACGTCTACCTACGTTTATCCACTCACGCACGGCACTGCAAACTTTTTACTGCGAAACTTGTGGCTGTTGCTGCGCGTCAGCCGCGCTCTGTGCTGCTTGCTGCTCTGCGGCTTGCTGTTGAGTGTCCTGAGCGTGTGCAGCCTGCTGTGCGGCCATCTGTTGCGATTGCGCGTGCTCCTGTGCGCTCATCATGCTTTCGTGCTGCATCTGCATGACCTGCTTGGCAACGTCGTTTACAAATGCCTGCCGCTCCTGAACAGACTGCGCCTTGGTCGAAATCTCTGCCTTGGCAATATCCGCCTCAACGTCCAGTTTGTGCATGGCGAACTTGGCTTGGTTATCAACCACCTTCGCCTGCTTCTCGAACTCCAGTTGCTTGAGCTGCGCCTCGTACTGCTGACAGGCGGCGTTCAATGCCTGGTTGTGCTGCTGCAACTGACCCATCATTGCCTGCGCCTGAGGAGGAATCTGCCCGTTTTCGTCCCCGCCCTGCAACTGAGGAGGCAGCATCTTCTTTACTCGGTCAGCTGCCTCATTAGCTCCTGCCGCGTCCATATTCCGAAGCATGATGTCGCCGACAAGTTGAAACATCGCAGGATTGGTCTGGATGACGAACGACATCGTATCAACTATTTCGGCGCGTTTGGAATCGAAACTCTTCTCCATCGAGACGATAGGAACGAACTTGCCCTTCGTCATCTGATAATGGCGCTGCTTACCGCCCTTATCCTCATGTTCCTTGTTGATAAGCGCAGACTTCTGAACTTCATCAGCTCCTAATATCTCGATTTCGCGCTCAGTGTCGTAGATTATCGGGATAAGTTCGGCAATAATGTCGCCAGCAATTCTGAACGACCTCTTCAGGTTGTCCATGAAGTGCATCGTGGACATGTTGCTCTGCTGTTCACGCTGCTGAATCGCCTTGCCGCTGGTTTCGTTTGAATGCGCGCCCAGACTGGCGTCATAAATGCCAGTCGTGTCCTTCATGTCCTGCACTTCCTGCGCTACGAATGCGGAAAGGGACTGAATCGGAGGCTCGAATACCTGCCTTTGCGGAGGCGGAGCAGGTTTGCCGTTGTCGTCAACAGGATCATACTCAAGCACTGCCTGCGGTTGGGTATTGAGAGCCTTCCATTGCGCGGCATTGCTGGAAATCTGCCCTTTAACTGCAATAAACGGCGAAATCGGTGCCAGAGAAAGCGTTTCGGCAATGCGCGACTTGGTAACGTTCAGCATCTGCTGCGCTGCCTTTTGGGGCCGCACAACGCTTGAAAGCTTCGGCTTGCCATCGACAATCATCAAATGACCTAACACGGGCACTACTGAGCAAATAGTCCCCGGCCAAGTGGTCTTCGATGATTCCCCGTCTTCGTTGGGCAGGATTTCAATGCCGTTGGTCTTGCAGAACTTGATGACGGTCTTGGGTCTTTTTCCTTTTACCTTTTCTTTCTCAACCCACCAGTATTCAGCAATGCGAACGGTGTGCGATCCAACCCAGCCATCGCCCCGTTTCTCTGCTTCTTCCCAACTAAGCGAGTGGATCTCGGAATCGGGGTAGTCGAGTTTGAACTGCTCTTTGGAAATGTCCTCAACAACGAACCAATAAGCGGGCTTCTGCCCCAGACAGGAAGGGACTAGGACCCCGTAAACGCTCAACGGGTCAAGCACAGGCTTGATGACGAGGTTCAGGTCATCGCCCTCGTAGTCGCAGTATTCAGTCAAAAAGCGGTAATAGCCGAATGACGCCCCCGCCGAGTACTGAATAGCCGTCTCGTAGGCAACCTGGGCATCTGATGTGTACTGAATGTACCTTGCAAGACCCTCGTAGATGTCTGCCGTCGCTTCGTCAGCATCGAGGCGCGGGGAGAACTTGATTGCGGGCTTATTCTGCCTTGCTTCATTTGCAACCTGCGCCACAAAGATATGCCCGCGAGGAAAGACCATTGCAGGGCGACCAGCGGCTATGCGCTGCTGCTTCAGTTGCTCGTCCCACTGCCCCTCACCGTCAGGCGAGGCAAACTTCAGGTCGTCCTTGAACTTGTCGCGTAGCTCTTTCTCGTCCTCGACGCACTGCGAGAACCGCTTGCGTGCTTCAGCGAGAAATTCTTCTACGTTTTTAGGCTCTTCTTTGTCTGCCATTACTTGCCTTTAAGTAGGGGTTGTGCTTTAGCGCGGATGCTTGATGCTGATTTAGCGGAAAGGGGAAGCTTCTTGTCCTTTGAGGCAGCGTTGAACTCGGCCACGTTCACTCCCTGTTTCTCAAGGGAGGCGCGGTAGGCATTGAAGAATCGTTCCTGCTTCAAAGATTTATACGGCATATTATTTTTTCCCTTAAAATGTCTGCATGGGGAACCAGATTACGCCAAGACAAATGCAGGCGGTCATGTTGCTTGCTAGGGGTCACTCACACACGGACGTTCGCAACAGGATGGCTATCTCAAGGAACTCTGTAATGAGGCTTTTGAGAAGTGCCAGGAAAGTCAGCGGGGCAAAAACCAACATCCAACTCGCCGTTCATGTCGCGCTTGCCGAATTCAAGCGTCAGAACTTAACCTCGTCGTAAACCACATCAAGCAACTGCGTTGACGTGCCGATAGTCCACCACTGCGACAGGTCGTGATATGCGCCATCTGTGACCACGGGGGTCGTATACGAGCCGCCATTTGCCGAAAGGCCGATGCCCTTGGTTGCCGATACGGCAGAGTCGCCGATTCTGGCAACCGCTGCGGCGTTATCCTGAAACACCACCCAACGCGCCTTGATCGCAGTCGCAGAAACCTGCACCGCCGAACCTGACTGGGTTACCTGTAGGGTCTTGATTGCCATTTTTACTCCTTATCGCCGCCGAGGATACACGCCTGTTTAGGCGCGGCCCAAACACCTCTTCGGTGCGGCGTGTCCCGTTGGGCTAGGGAACTTACCAACTCACCGCCGTACCCGTGCCAAGCTCCAGCGTCCCCCCCGCCTCAACGACTCCTTGGTTGTTCACCTTGAAATAGTAGGTCGTACTGTCGCTGTAGTTGATTTCGAGGCAGGTCACAATACCGTGCTGAAACACGTTCATGCTCGAAACGGTCTTGGCACCGCCCATCGGGGTCGTGACCGACTTACCGGCTTTTACTAATTGCTTTTTATCTGTAGGCATACCCATCTCAATCCTTTCCCTTATCCGGCCCTATTGCATCCAGGCATTCTCGCCGTAGTAGTAGTTCGCCTGACCCACTTCCTCGCGGCGCTTCCGTTCCGGTTCCTTGATTCCTACCGCCAGAGTCCTCAGAGCATCAGCCGGATGACTTGCATCGTCGTGAAGCGGTTCCCTTCTCGCCACGCCCAACTGCGTCGTCGGCCCCCACTGGTAACGCCTCAAATACTGAAGGCCATCAGCGCACAACTTGGCGTCGAAGTACATCTGCGGAAACAAGGTCCTGACGGCATTGATCCCGTCAGCCACGTTCAACTGCCGGTTCACGCGGGTCTTGAACCCCTTCGCCCGCATCAGTTCCTCAATCGACTTCCCGGTGCCTAAATTCCGCGTCCCGCCATCCCACGGCAAAAAACACGTGCCAAGCACATAGCCCCATGTCTGGATTTCTTTCAGGTAGTAGTCAATTGCCTGGTGGTCGCCTTCAAAGTACCTCAGTAACCTGATCTCAAACGGCGTTCTCTGTGCCGCCCATATCGCCACCCTGTCCGCATAACCCAAATCCCAGAACGTGTCCACCGGAAGCATCGGATCATACTTGATCTTCATGATCCTGCCGTCCCGCTCCGCTTCCTGAAGCTCTGCCTTATATATCGCCCCCTCTACCGTCGATCTGGTCCCCCCCTCGTACACGTGGTGGTACATGTCGGGGTCTCTGTCGCGGAGCGTCTGGATTTTTTGCAAGGACTCTGGAGAAAGCCAGTTGTTGTCCCGCCACGAGGTCTTTACTAGCAGCGTCCCCTTCGGGGGGTTGATGATGAAGTCCTGATACACCGCATCGGTTTCCAAATCCGGGTTCAATGTAAACCAAATCTCCGACCCCGGCTTACGTATCGTCGGAAGCAGAATCGTCAGACTCCGTTTTGAAACTACCGCCGCTTCCTCTATCCAGCAGATGTCAATCGCCTCGTAAGACTTGATCGAAGAAACCGTCTGCTTCCTCAAACCGGCAAACACAAACTCCGTGCCGTTCGCCCCCCGGATCTCCGATTGCAGCGGCGTGTAAAATTTCTCCAATCCCAGCCGAACAATCTGGTCCGTCAGCAGTTGATGCACCGACTCCCGAATCGAATCCATCGTCTCGCGGGCGCAAAGTATTCTAAGCGGGCTTTTCGTGCCCAATATCAAAAGCGCCTGCGCCACCGACCAACTCTTTACCCCATCCCGCCCGCCATACAGAACTTTATAGGGGTGAGGATCAAACAGCCCAGCCAGCTTTTCAGGGAACTCAATCTTGATTTCGTTTGCCATTTTTAAAAAGGGTGAAAATTGATCGTTGTCCCAATACACCGCTCGTCAGCTAGCCGACCATCCCCCCGGTCTGCCGCAGTCCCTTGCGTGTCCCGGGCCGGTTCGGAATCGCACGGAAGTGTGTACTAACTGGTAACAATCGGGAGGTATTGCACTACTTGTGGACTGTGCGTGCTGCTAACTGCTTGTATTTGTGTGGCTTATGCTATGTGTGATTCTATGCACTATATAAACGCGCCTATTTGGGCGGCTTGCACATCATGCAGCGGCAGGTTGGATCGTGGGCTGGTCGTGTCTGCTTTGGATCGTGGTTCCACTTGCGAGAGCGGCATTGCCGGTTGGGGCATTGCACTGGAAGCTGGTCTGAATCGGGGAGCCAATCCCATCCGCAAACGTCACAATGCCACACGAACCTCTGGATTCTGCTCATGAGTACAATGCACTCACTTACTTCTTCTCTGCCTTCTGTGCGGGCTTAACAAAGTTTACCGTAATGCTTGCTTCCAAGGGGCCACCATTAGCGCCAGTCACCTCGTTTTGCACCTTGTCGGACCAGCCAAAGTTCTTCAAGGCGAAGATCGCGCCAGTGGGATTATTGCCGTAAAGCCTTAATTCTGCGTAGTTCTCGCAGATCAGCTTAACCCTTTTTACTGTGTCAGAAAACGAAGAATCGCGTTCATCATACTTTCCGCTGCCATAGTCACAAAGGCTTTCACGCGTTGTATCTAACGCGATGCAAAGCCCTGTAACCGTTATTGGTTCTTTGTTCTCGCGTGCTGAGTCGAAGTACTTTTGAGCAGCACTTTCGATGTCTTTAGCGGATTTGAATTTAGGTGGTCTAGCCATTAGCTTTCTAGCACCGGACAACCATTCTTATATGTGGTTGCATTTAAATAGAATTCGTTAGCTTCACGTGTGAGCATAAAGCCATGACGGTGGGATTCAATACCTGTTGAAGCAGGCTGGTAGACAATACCCGGAATCTCGCTGGAGCATAGCGGTTCACGCTCTGAGGCTTGCTTGTTTCGAGCAGCGATTGATTCTGTAAGGCTTAGATCCCGAATAGACTTGCCAACCTCTACCCATTCACAAGCGCAGTTCTCGATAG